AGCATATCTGCTACCTTTTCTTCTCTTATTGTACCATATTCTAGGTCAATGTCAAACTTTTTTCTATCTTTTTTATTTGGTTTCATCAGAACCTCCTTCTAAATATTTTATAGCTCTTTTAAGTATATCCGTATCGTCTTTGAAACATCCCAATGCTCTGTTACATAAATGACAAAGCCATCCTCTAAAATCTCCACTAGAATGTGAATGGTCTATTACCCAAGAACCTGCATGATTACCTCCTCTTTTAGCTACTTCTTTTGAATTTCCCAAGCATAAAGGACATGTATAGTTATCAGAAGGCATACCGTATTTATCTTTTAAAATTTTTCTTTCTCGACTTAACTTTCTTACACATTGTCTACAGTGTTCTCTTCTAAAAACTTTTTCTCCACTTCTCCAAGGAAAAGATTCTAGAGGTTTTACTATGTTGCATTTTGTACATATTTTATTATTATCATCTTTTATATCTAAAACAATTTCTTTAAAAAGAGAAAGCTGTTTAGTGTGTTTCACTCCAGTTTCCTCCTATTTTGTATTCGCCATCCAAAGGACAACGAAGATTAAAATGTTCTCCGGCTTTTCTAATACTCTTTACAGCAAACTCTCCTACAAAATCAGCTTTACTTTCAGGAACTTCTATCTGCCATTCATCGTGTATGTTTGCTACAAACTTATAGTCTATGCTATTTAGTTTTAGTAGGTTATCTAATATAACTAATCCTTGTTTCATTACAATAGCACCTGCCCCTTGTAATAAAGTATTAAGGGCTGCATGTTTATGCCTTAATATAATTTTTCTTCCGTCTAATCCTTTGAGGTAACCCTTTTCTGATGCTCGGTCAACTCGTTCTTTAAGAGTTCTAAGTGAAGGGAGACTACTAAGAAAGCGTTCTCGCAATGCTTTACCTGAGTCCCTGCTTCCTCCAATAATTTTTCCAATTTTTTCATCTCCTGCTCCGTATATGAGGGCATAGATGAAAGTCTTCGCCTTATCTCTTGATTCAAGTCCAGCAAATCCTTGGTTAGCTGTGTGAATGTCTCCGTTGATAATTTCATTTACATACTCCTCGTCAGCCATATAGTGTGCTAACATTCTTAATTCTAAACCACTTGCATCTACTCCTAAAAGTTTATAACCTTCAGGTACAGTCCAACAAGCTCTACATTCTTTACCATAAGGGCTGTAAACTGCAGGAACTTGAGCCATGTTAGGGTCTCTATGTGCCATTCTTCCTGTGATAGCACCTGTAGAAATAACAGAACCATGTACTCTACCATCAGACTTGACAGCATCTATCCAAGAATGAACTTGTGCTAGTCTCTTTTGATAAAGTAGAAAGTCTGCTATAAGCTTTGCTTCCTTTATGTGAGTAATCTCTTTAAGAGTATTCTCATCTACTATAGGTCTACCTGTGGGTGTAAACTTTTTAGGCTTCCACCCTAACTCCTGCAGTCTTTGACCAATCTGTTGTCTTGAACCAAGATTAAACTCTTGTAAAGTCTTTCTCATGAATGGCTTTCTTTCGAGTCTACCCTCTATTATATCTGTATATTCTTGTGGTGTCAATCCTTGTTTAGAAAGTTTACCATCTTTTTTTAATTTAGGTATAACCATTTTATCATCTATCCATATAGGCTTAAAAGTTTCATGGACTTTGTCCTCAGTTTCTTTAAGTTTAGATGATAGTTCTGATGTTAAAAGCATGGCTTGTTCTTCGTCAAACAAGAAACCATTTTGTTTTTGTTGTTCAAGAATATATGTAATATTATGTTCAAGAATAATTGAATCTTTTGAAAAACCAAGAGATTCTTTTTTCAAATAATTAAATAATTTATAATTTATTTCAACGTCTCTTTCACAATAGTCTAACATTTCTTTTGTGAAAGCTGTCCACTCAGGCGAATCTTTTTTAGGTAAGCCAAGTTTATAACCCCACTTAGCTATACTATGTCCACCCTCACGAGTAGGTTTGAACAAGCGAGATAAAACTAAAGTATCAATTACTTTATCGGGATGATAAACGTCAATGCCTGTTAGCTTTTTAATAACAGGTATATCATATCCTAAAATATTATGACCTATAATTTTATCTGCTTGTTTTAAAAAGTTAAACCCTTCGTTTAAAGTATCTCCATAGAAATGATAAAACTTACCTGTTTCATCTTGGGCTACAAGACACCATATAACTGTCGGGTCTAGTCCGTCAGTTTCTATATCAAATACTAACTCCATGTTTACTCCTAAAATGGTATGATTTCTTCATCAGCTGAGTTTAATATTTCATCATCCTCATATTCAGAAAGTCTACCTGTTTCTTTATCGTAGACTAATGAACAAGCCATACCAACATCACCTGTATATCTTGACTTAAGTATACGCAATCTTGTTGTTCTTGATTCTAAATCATCTTCTGATTGTTGATTTCTTTCAAGTGCTATCACACAATCTGAAAGCTGTGCAATACTATTTGAACCACGAAGATGTGAAAGACTTACAGTAATTCCATTTTCGTGTCCTTTGTTTCCGTCTATTCTTCTGAGGTGTGATACAAGTATTATACCTGCACCTGTTTCTTCTACCATGCTACGTAATCTGTGCATGATATTATCAATAGCTCGTCTTTCATCGCCTTCAATCATAGAACTTACAAGCATATGTAAGTGGTCTACGATAACCCATTTACAATCGCAACCAACAATCAAATATCTAAGCTTTGCAAAAATAGCATCAATATCATTGGCACCAAAGTGAGCATGTATAAATACTCTATCATTGCTAAACACTTTGTTGAACATATCTATAAGTGTATGTTCTTCGTAGTTATTTCTGACACTGTCTATATAAAGTTTATCGTTAGCTTCAATAGAAAGTATACCATCGACTGTGCGTTTCCAATCTTCTTCAAGAGCAATGATACCTACGTTGTCTTCAGTCTTGTTGATGAGCCAATGTTCTAGTTCTCTAGTCACTGAAGATTTACCCAAGCCTGTACCACCTGTTATAGTAACAAGCTCTCCGGCTCTCATGCCTAGTAATTTTTTATTGAGTCCGTCATAAGGATATGGGACACTTTCTTTTTGTTCTCTGTGTAAAAAGTCTTTTTGCTTTTCAGATACTCTGATGATACCACTAGGTGTATAGACTTGAGCATCCCACCAAGCACGAGTAAAGTCTGCATGTTTACCTTGCTTTAACATATCGTTGGGGTCTTTAAACCCATTAGGTAAAGTAACAATCTTAGCTTTTCCCGGCTTGATTATACTTGCAACTTTTTGTGATGCTTCAATACCTGCCTTGTCTTTATCAAAACAAATGACAACATTCTCAAAACTTTCTACGTATTCTAAACTTTCTTTGATGTCTTTTACAGCAGAAGCTGCACCACGTTTAATAGAAACCACTGCCCACTTTGAACCCAGTAGTTCATAAGTAGCCATAGCATCACATTCTCCTTCAACAATCGTAAGATATTTACCACCTTCCTTGAATAAGTTTTGTCCAAACAGTCCTGACTCTTGCATACTGCCTTCAAATATAAATCTTTTATCTCTTACATATCTAATCTTGGTAGCACATTGCTCATGATTAATAAAGAAAGGATACAAATGCTGTGCCAACTGACCTTGACTATCGTAAACAACCTTTACTCCATACTTCTGTGCTGTTTCTTTTGAGATATTTCTGTCTGTAAGTTTAGCATAAATACCTCCATGAGCATTTAGCTGTTGTGGTTTTTGTGGTGTGTAGTTATTCATGTGTGTTACTTTTCCCTCATAGTTAACATAAAATTTATCGCAACTAAAACATTTAGCTGAACCGTCTGCGTTTACTGATACTGCATCACTACTACCACACTCATGGCATGGTAAGTGAAACTTTACAAATTTTGTTTGTTCCATATTTAACCCTCATAAAAATAAAAAAGCCACCCATGTTTCAGAGTGGCTTAGTTTGGAGATATAATATGTTAATTAAGATTCTTCGGTTGAAGTTTCCTCATCAACATTTTCTTCTTCAGACTCTACCACTGCCTCAGGAGTATCCTTTAAGAGGGCTTCAAGATTTCCCCTGTGTGTTGCACTCGCAAAGTTTAAAGCTTCTAAAACTGTTTCTAATGTTCCGACTTTATTGATAGTCACTTGAGCATTAATTTTAGTTTGTTCGTCTTCGATTTTGGTAACATCGTATGTGAGTGTTCCGTCATCATTTTTAATTGTTATAATCATATTAAAATTCCTCCCCGTCTCCATAAGGGTCTAACTCAGCACCATCTTGTGATTTAAGAGGTACTAAATCAATTACTTGCATAGCTTGAAAGTCTAATCCTTTAAAGCTACCATATTTATTATCAGTTTCCCACTCGTTGTATTGAACTTTGACAGTTGAACCATTTCCAACTATCTCATCCATAGGATTTTTATTAGCATCAAAAAGTTTAGGTGCGTTTCTGACCATTCCATTAGGTCCATTCACTTTTCTTTTGATGGTAATAGCTCTACCAACAGGTGTTTCACTACCTGACTCATCCTTTATGGATAAGTTTTTAACTCTAAATCCACGAGATTCAAAGTCATTTGCAACTTTCTCATCAACTACTAAATCAACTGTATACACAGGTTCATAAGTAGTATTAGGTGTAGTTACTGATGCCCAATAGGCTTTTCCTTGTATTACTGCCATAAAATTTCCTCCTTTGGCTGTTTAATTGTGTGCAATTATACACTGGTTTTTATTATTTGTCAACATCTAAATCCAATAAAGTTACTAAAAATGTATCGTTTGTCCACCTAACTTGATAACAGATAGGTTCTTTAGGATTGTTATGATTATATTCTACTACATAATCAACCCAATTTCTATATTCATTTTCTGAAATTTCTTTATTAGTAAATAGCTTTATCATATTTGTTTTTATGTCCACCATGTTGGCTTACTCCTGTTTTTGTTCCATTGTGCATAATGTTTCTCATGTATAACATAATCTCTGTATGCAACAATAGGGTCTTCGTTTTTATATTCATCCGGCATAGCTTGTGCAAGTGGAGTCATGCCTTTATCCTCTATGTTATCGGGTGCAAAGAACAAAGGTGTAGACAGCTTAGTAATACTTGCATGTTCTCTACCATACCTATGTTTGTATTCTTTACCAAGTGCTATGAAGTGTTTGTATAGCCACTGATAATTATCAAAAGATTCTCTAGCCCATATAGTACAAGGATGATTTTTGTATGCCTCTTTGTAAAGTCCATTAGCATCTGCATAGTCATCACCGTCTAACACTCTATGAGCAGTACACAACATCTGTGCAGTTTCAAGTGGCATTTTTACTAGCATCTTGTCAGGCTGTGCCTGTGCTGATTTAATAGGGCATTTATCAAAATAAAATATATTCATTTTCTTTTCCTCTTTCTTCTCTCCCATCTATCTTCTGCATCCATTACAAGTAAGATAGTTCCTGTTATACACGTTGCCATAAACAATCCTAACATGCTTATAACAAGTATGTCAAGAATCATTTTGGTTTCCACAATTATCTCTTAAAACTTTTGATAACTTTTGAGTAGCATCTAGTTTATCTTGTAGTTCTACTACATCTAATTCTAGTATAGCTATGTGAGTTTCCAAAGCTTTAATATCTTCTGCATTGTTTCTACTATCATCATGCACAACAACAACTAAACCATAGTATATCATACCAACTATACACCATAGTAAACCTTTTATAAATTTATTTTTTATCATTTTTACTACCTCTTTTTATATATCTATAACTGTCAGCATCCCATTCAGCATCTAACATCTGTATTAACTCCCACTTAAGACTGCTTAAATTATGAACATCAGACAACCATAAATCGCTTGTCTCGTGTAAAGTATTTAACATGCTTTCAAGTTTACCTATGTATTTAAACATTGTATCGTACTCACTAACACTCATGTCAATAGTCACTTTATTTTTTAATATTTTAATATTCATTTACCTTGCCCTCTATATTTTTTGTAGTTGGATTTTTTATTCTTGTTCATGGTAGAGAATCCAACATTACCTCTACCTTGACTTGACTTCTTACCTCTAACACCTGTAGCAGAGACATGTCTATCTTGAAATGCTTTACTTTTTACTGCCATGCTACAAACTCCATGT